GACAGTTGGGGGAAATCTGTATAATAACTACCTAACTCGTAAGGCGCAGATTGAAAGTATTGCTGAGTGTATTGNTGGCTTTTCAAAAGTTATTAGGTATGGTGGGGGTAATTCAGTTAAGGAGAGAAATTATTATCTCACACCGGAAGAGAGTCAAGCTTTAATTCAGACAAAATATAGTAGTGAGATTGCAGAGGTAAAGGATCTCCAAGTCTTTATTGAGCGGGCGGCTGATTTACAAAATAATATCAATGGTATTCTAACTTCAAGGCGTTTAGACCCTTCTCTAGAGCCAGTATTTGATAAGAAGTGGGAGGATCTCATAGGAGATCATTTCCTGGTTCAGAAAGATCCAGACGAGGAGCCAGACGCTCCGGTGTTCAGATTGATCTTTGGGCCACCAAAATCAGTCAAGGGCCAATTCCTTCTATCAGTGGATGGCTTGTATTTCGACTCTCAAAAAGAGGATGGACTTGAGCTAGCTCTAGGAGAGTTGAAAAGAAGGCAAACTACTCTAAAGGATGGGGATAGATGGAAGTTTGATTATGACCCTAACCTTGGAGGCAAGGGGGTTGCCATTAGCAATGATGATCTTCGTGAATATGTTGGAACCATATTTGATCCTAATCTAATAGACAATAGCTCCCATATTCAGGAGTATTACGATAAGGACGGGTTCTTAGCAGTTTTACTTGAGCAGAGGGATAAGAAGATCTCTGATATGGAACAACAAATCATTGAGTTGTCTGATACGCAAGGAAGCCTAGCCATCATTGATAATACCAAACAAGCTCTCCTATCAGAGCAAGCTTTAATGGATGACAAGGTCAATAGGCGAAAGAAGCAGATTGAAATTGCTGTCAAGGCTCCGTCTATCTATGGAAAGGGAGCTAGATTCAGTAAAGGAAATATCCCTATTAATGATTTCTCGTATCTGAGAGAATTGAATATAGCTGTAGCTCTTTCCAAGCAGCAGAGACTAGTTCTAAGCCAAGTCGATATCTCAGGTGTAGTTCTACCTCTGAAGCCTGAGTTTGTGGTAGCTACTGAGAATCGGGAGTTCACCACATTTGATAATCTTCTAGTTCCTCCTGTAGGGTTGGGAGAAGTAGTATACGATACTTCCAATGTGTCAGCTACGATAGGAGTTCCTTACGCAGTAACTGATTCAGTAGTAAAGAAAAATCTAATTGGTCTTTTCAACTTCCTAGATTCAGAGGTTGTGGACCCATCATCTCCACTCTTCCTAATTAACAACTCATCCGAAGAGTCCGATTATAATAACTGTCAGATAGTATCTAAAGAAGCATCTACAGTATTTACCAAAGGGCTTGGAGTGCCATTCTTCGAAGGAGTTACAAAACACCAAGCATCGTCATTAGACCCTTATCAAGCATCTGCTGTTGGAGGGTTTGCTAGACTACCAGATACTACAGAATTCAAGGATCTCATGTATGGTAAGAAAGGATTCACTATTGATCTGTGGACTCATGTTCCTACCCTTATGGACCCCGAACATGGCTGGCTAGACAATGGAGTGTCTTCTCAGCACAGGTTACTTTTGGCTAATGAGAATGTAGGTATTGCTAGTGGTATTAATCCTCAAGCTTCTGTGACTAGAATGCTCTTGGATCAGGGAGATAGTGTAGTTCGTGGGTTTGTGATGGGCTTCACTAGGGATAACCGAATTGTAACTAACTCTGAACCAAGCAATGAGACTACGGTAAACACTTCCGCAGGCCTGGGATTCTATCTGGCTGCTACGCAATCCTTTGATAGCTCTAGTGCTGGATTTATTAGTTCAGGGGCAGGCGTGTGCCCATCAGGTCCAGGTTGGAATAATTGGAGTATGAATGTAACCTCGACTGTAAATGGTCTGAGGTTTATGGATGTTGCAAAGGAGTATATGAATATTACCCTAACCGTAGCTCCCGAAGAAGGAGAGGTTAAAGTGTATCTAGATTCTACCTTAATGGCTACTTCCAGCATTACTGCGGTATTTGGGTCTCCCAATAATGAACCTCCCAAGCTTCCATCCTTTTACAAGGATAACAGTTTTGAATATTCAGGAATAAATGTAGGTTCTTCTGCTGGTGTTGATTTGGGTGCTGGTCCACGATTGAACCCCTTCTTCACTCCTTGGATTGTTGGTGGTGGATATACTGACGGGTTTGCATCTGGGGCTGCTTCTGGTAACTTCATGGGTGGAAAGTATGGTGGAGTCCGAAGTGGTCTAAGAGGTCATATGGGCGGGATGAAATTCTACACTAGACCTTTGGATCCCGTGGAAATCAATCAAAACTTCAATGCTCAAAAGTCTTTCTTCAAGAATGTTAGAACTGTAGACAATTTGACAGGAAGATTATTCCTACTTCTAGGAGGTGAAAATTGTGCGGGTCAGGCTATGCTGTCCAGTATTCCAGATATAAATTCAGCCTACTCTTCTGTGAAGTATGATAACGTGTTTATATGGAATAACAGAACCTCTCCTGATAGGATTTGGGAGAACCTAGAAGCGGGATACAATAATAAAAGTTATGATACATCATGGGGGGCTCAGACCAAGTTCGGCCCAGAACTATCGCTAGCCAGTGCTCTATCGGTGCAATATCCGAATGAGAATATTTACATTGCCAAGATGGGAGTTAGCGGTTCATACCTTGAACCTTCTGCTGGAGGTAGTTACTCTGGGGTGGAGAGGAGTGATTGGTCTACAACAAGTTTAGCCGCTGACGCCAGTGGAAACCTATTCAATATGATCTTTTCCTCAACAGGGGATTCGGGTTTATCAAAGGTTCAAGGTTTAGCTGTCACGGGTGAGGGAGAACCGTTCCTAAAGGCTAGAGGCAACGACCTATTACAGGTATGTGGTATCTTCTATATTAACGGAGAATCGGATGCTCTCGGTAAACCAACTGTCGGTAATACCGCTGCTGCCGATTTCGATCAGAATATTCAGGACTTTGCTTATAGGCTAAGGCATCAACTAACCGCAACGAATTGGGTAGATTCAACATCCATTCCGTTTGTTCAAACTGTAATTCACGAAGATACTGATGGGCAAGGCACAGCAACCATTAGAGCTACACAACTCTCGGTGACAGGGGATATAGAGTTAGCAGCTAACGTGGATTTAAGTGCCTTTACTCTAGAAGACAATAATAGAGATTTGGATGCCTCTTCCTTGATAGAACTAGGAGATGCTCTAGTCACTTCTTACCTAACTATATTGTAATGGCTATAAATACATCTACTACTACTTATGGGTCTGTTCCTCATAAACCGTTTGCTCGGGCTATTGCCGGTAAGGTGAAAAAGGTCTATGGATTTGATTATCCGTTGGGGACAGTGAAGGGTAAAGGGTTCTTCAATAAAATCTCAGGTAAGAAGCTAATTTATAACAATATACGTCAGCTTCTAAGTACTGAAAGAGGAGAGAGAATTATGCTCCCTGATTACGGAGTCTCTCTAAAGAAGTATTTGTTTGAGCCTTTGGATGGGATTACAAGGAATTTAATCCGAACTGAGATTATGTCAACAATCACTGAGTATGAACCTAGGGTTAAAATTGTAAATTTAGTTGTTAATCCTCTAGATGAATACGGAGCAGAAGGGCTTCAAGCTTTGATTATTAATCTTACGCTAAGGATCAAAGAAGAAGTTAACACTCAATTTGATATTCAGGTTAAAATAAACTAATGAACTTTTCAGGAAACGTTCAATCCGACTATTTGAAGTTGGCAGCTATAAACGACGAGAAGAGAGAGTCTCTAATAGATTTCACAGCACAGGACTTCAATTCTATCAAGGCAGCACTAATCAAATATATGAAAGCTGTCTATCCTTTGGACTTTCAGAATTTCAACGAGTCTGATTTGGGGATTATGCTTACTGAATTATTCTCATATGTGGGAGCTATCAATGTTCATAAAGCAGACTTCAATGCTAATGAAAATCTAATCAGAACTGCTAGTTCTAGAAGTTCTATAAAGAATCTACTTCAATTAGTAGGAGTTTCACTACGAGGCCCTATCGCCGCCGTGGCAGATGCTAAGGCTACTATCGACGCCGACGCAGGAGTGGATGACGAGGGTGTTCTTATCCCAGCCACGTATCGGACATACAATATTGCTTCGCCAGAGGATGGAGGGAATTTAGCTTTTACTTTGTATAAAACTGTAAATGGTAGAGTGGATACTGTAGTTGCAGATGGAAGTTTTCGTTTGTATCAGGCAGAGTCTGACGATGGTGATGCTAACAAGATATTCACTAATGTAGTTCTACAGGAGGGAGCTTTAGTAAAGGAGACTGGGACGTTTGATTCTACGGAATTAGTAAAGACTGTGCAGATGACCCAATCGCCTGTAGTAGAGGGTAGTGTCGAAGTCTTTATTGACGGAGACTCAAATACTAGTGGAGCTTATGTAAAAGTAGAAAACATCTTCTTTGCATCTGGATCTAATGATAAAGTATTCCAAGTAGTGTCTGACGATGACTTCGCTGGAACGGTAGTTTTCGGTGACAATAAACTTGGACAGTCCCCTAGAGATGGTGATGTGTATACGATATTTTACAGAGTGGGTGGAGGAAGTAGAGGCAATATAAAGAATAGTCTAATAAATGCAACCATTCCTACTATAGGTAGAGTAGAGAATATCTCTCAAGGGACAGGTGGGGCAGATGCGGAAACTGTGGAACATGCTAAGAAGTATGCTCCGCTAACGTTCAGACGCCAAGATCGTCTTGTAACCTTGCAAGATATCAAAACCTTTGGAAACACCTACATAGGAGGATTCGGAAACGTGGGCAAGGTTACGGCTTCGGTTAGACGGGCATTTAGCTCGGGGAATATTATTGATGTTTTTGTCCTAGAGAAGGCTAATGACTTTCAGCTAAGACGCGCCACTCCACAGTTCAAGTTAGATATGCTTGATCAAATGAATTTGAAGAAGATGCTTACTAGCGAGATTGTCATCCTTGATGGTCTGATTAGAACTCTTGATTTGATTGTTACCCTGAGAATTGATAAGGAACTACGAGGGAAAGAAGCAAGTATCAAGTTGCAAGCCAGGGATGCTATCCAAAGTTTCTTCTCTGTTGACAATAATGATTTTGGTAAATCTCTCCTTTTGGAGGATCTAAACAGGAAAATATTTGCAATCGATGATGTTAGGTTTTCTACTATTGATAATTTGAAAACTAATGTCCCTATCGATTTCAATGAGATTATCCAATTGAATAACCTCACAATTAATGTAGTTCTAGTATAGCATGGGTCAAAAGTTTTCTCAAACACAGAGGAATTACGATAAGATAAGTTTCATCAACGCCTTGGAGTTGATCGTTCCTGATACTTATTTTGATGAAGATCTGAACCTAAGTGGAACCCACGTTGATCCAGTATCTCAGATTATCAATGCCCATTTGCATACTCTAGCTAACGTTACTTCTTTCGTATTCGTTAGTGCTCTACAGACTACTAATCAGTATTCTGCAATGGATAATGTCTCTGGCATGGGACAGTTCTTTGTCAAGCAGAATGGGCTAACAAAGATTTCCCCAAAGGATTTTGAAAACAAGATCATGCTCCCTCAGGGGAGAACTCTTTCTGAGTTTCAAACTAGTTCTGATTTCTCGTCTTACTTAGATGAGTTTCTATCCTCTGTGCAATGCAACCTTCCTACCGCTACATTTACAGGTGTAGGATCTGATACTTCTGCTATTCACGAGTATTTGATTACCAACATGTCTTGGCTCTACTTCTTGAACACTTCAGGAGATGGGGATGGTTTGTATGGGGCATCCGGTATTGTAAAGGATCTCCTAATCAACAATATGTTCAGAGGTAATCGAATTGATCTGAATGATTGTCTGAAGGGTCTTTCTCAGCATATCTTTGAGAACTTTGAGACTTGTACAGCATGGTCTAATCTAAGCGCGATTCCTGCTGGCTTCTTACCATCAGGAACTTTGGATACTTCTCTTAGTAGCATATACACTAGTGGAACTCAGCAATTAGATAAGTGGCAGACCATGATTGATGTGGTTTATTCTCCTGCCGTTATCGACGACGGTAATGTGGTAGTAAAAGATGCCATAGATGATTATATTGTCAATGCCAAATTCTTAGTAAATAGAACAGCTAAAGGGCCATTTTATAATCTGTTGAGAGCATTCTCATATTCAATGATGGATGTGAATGAGGATATAGAAAAGCTTGAGATCTTGTATGATCTTGAGAGATGCCCTGATGAGCTTCTCCCAGAGCTAGCAAATCTCATTGGATGGAAACTGTATGGATATGATCCTTCTAGATGGAGGATACAACTTTTCAATGCGGTGGACATCTACAAGAGAACAGGAACTAAGCAGTCTATTCAAATTGCAGTTGATTCCGTATTTGCAAAAAATGTGTTCGATGTTTCTAGCAATATTCACGAACTATGGGAATCCTACATTCCACATTTGATCTACTACGCTCTGGCTACTGAGTCATCTTTCTTTACTGACCTGTCAGTTTGGACTGAGGACAAAGCACAATTCATGGGAGTGAATGGATATTCTCCCAGTAGCATAGATGATAACCTACGTCTAGTTGTTGACCACTTCATGAAGACTCTGCACAGTTTCTACCCAGAGCTATTTATTCTTGGTGGGAAGGTATTCCCGACTGGCAGTTCCGATTTCGTTTTCAATTATCGCGGAAGGACGGTGAATCTACCTCCATGGGAAGAGACTCCTTATTATGCTAACTGTAAAGTGCATGAAAGGATGATTGCTAAGTTAGAAGATGAACTAGCTTGCTTTGGAGTTAGGAAAGCGTTTGCCCTTGAAGTTGGTAAGTATATTAGAGACAACGTTACTAGAGCTAATGATGACATTAGAGAGAACAATGGTTGGCTAATGTTTACATCGGCAGTGAACTATCCTACTAACTGGGATAGGGTCCTCGATAGTATCTCTGTGAATAGGACTGAATTCCTCAGTTTGTGGAGCGGCAAGTCGTCACATTATAAGTTGTTACTTGAAGCTTCAAGTTTCGACTTCTCTAAGAACACAATTGATTCAGATTCTAAGCACGCTCCAAGCATTGCATTTGCTATAGCTAAGGACTTTTCTCCTGCCCACGCAATCCAGGATTCTAGGTTACTTCTAGGAACAACTGATGAGTATGACCAGTCTTCGGTCCTCTTCCAGTATCTGGCATTAGGACAAGATTCTAATTTTGCAGAAACATCAGGACATGGTGTAAGCTCAGTCTTTGCTAATAGGATGCGTTATGGGGTGTCTATGCCTTTGACGTTCCTTAGAGCAGACGTAAATCATGTTGATGATGCCTTAGCTGACGATACAAGATCTCTAGATTTTCCTAGAAACTCTTTTCGTAGAAGAGACTTCAAGTTTATTTTGCCTAGAAATGGCTACTACGACAGGACTGGATTCAATGGTCCTCTAACTTGGAACCCCTCATCAATTGAACATTCTCTGACTGCGGTTGCCGCTGGGTTAACGATGTCATCTCTAGGATTTCTTCCTTTGGGCTATGTTCCATCGGCAGGTATCTTCATGCCTATTGCTGATTATGATAATATTCCAACAGTCTATGGTCATTGCCAAGTTCTAGACTCGTCTAATACCTTCTCAGGGGTGGACGTAAGCACTACGTTCCCGTGTCGAGGGCTAAGTGCGCTAGGGTCAGATGCCAAGAATACCCAGTATGCAGCCAGTGCGGATAGGTATGTTGATCGAGGTCAGCTAGACCCAATTATCGCAGTAATGCATTCAATTGGAGAGAAGCGTAAGTATCTAATCGGAGCATCCTCTGTTAGTGCTCTATACGATCAATACGTAGGAACTTTCGACTACAAGGATAATGCTCAAAGCTGGGCTAATAGTGCGACAGAATTTAGTGGAGCCTCCCCAGATTCTCAAAAGGATTACGAAGAGTTCAGTTTCTCTAGAGGAATTCACCAACTATACAAAGATTACACTAAGCATTTCAATAGACATAATACAAGACTCAATGTATTGGATACAGATGGAGCCCATGTTCTAGCTCATGCTTTTGGGTCAGTATTCAATAGTTCTAAATTTGATGAGTATGGAAGGGCCTTATCTCACTTTCCTAATATTGTTGCGTCTTCTACAGAATCTGCTTCTGCTCTTATCCCAGGTCAGAACTTATTCGATCTCGGAGCTACGGCAACTTTTGCGTCTACTTTCCATGTTGGAGTTTCTAGCCTTGCGGTATCGTCAAGGAACTACTCTTCTTCTGCATTTGGTGAGATGAGGAATAATACTCTTATCAGCGGTGTGGAGTTAATTCATACTTCTGGTTCATCTCCATTCAACAGTTTTACGTTTTACAATATAGACAAGTCTTTTAGTAAAACAGATCATCCTAATTTTGCTATTGATAATCCGATGGTAAAACTAAGATCTGTTGACGGATTTCCAAGAATTCAATACAGCACTAAGGGGGCTGATGTCGCGGTTACTGCGGTGGTGTCAGTTCTTAAGAATTTCCTAGTTCCAGATCACAAGTTCCGCTTTGATGTGAAGTATTCAGGAGGAACTAATGATGGAATGAAAGTGGGTCAGGTTGGGATGGGAGTTTGGGTTCATACTGCTATTGAGGGCGGATACTTCTGGTCTCTAAACAAAGAAGGCCTTTGGGAGTATGTAAATAGTGATGATCTAAATAGAGAACTACTCTTTGAAAGATTCATTTATACTCATAGGTTGAAGAATAAGGACAGGAAGACTGATCCAGGGTCAAAGAACAGACGATGTCTGGATGAGACTTCCGATGAGAGAAATGTGATTCTGAGTTTCTCGGAAGATGATTTTGAGACTTTCTCTGTATGGTTTAACACTAAGAATAAGCCTATTTGTGTTCCCGAACATTACTATAAGAACACTAATCAAATACATAGAATAGACCAGGATTATGTGATTGAGGTGTTTATGCTCCCATCAGATCAAAACATTGATAAGTTTGCTCTTCTTGATGAAGTGAATCTTATTGATCTAACACAAAATGAAAGGACTATGATTCCTGTGTATGGAACTAGTACAGGTCTTCCTAAGGATATTGATCCTTTATGTGAGATTCGTAGAATAAAACTTAGTAAGGAAGAAGTCTATCATATTATTAGATACTTCAATAAGATCTCAGGAGCTACCTTTAGAAGGCCTGATGCAGGTAGGGATGCATTTAATACTAGTGCCTTTATGGAGTTTTCAGGTGGATCTAGATTGAATTATAGGCAGAACTATTTATGGCCTAACTTTTATAGGCAGAATGAGACTGATAACGGGGGAAGTCATCTTCAAAGTAACGAAATACTAGTGATTGATATCTAATGAAAGGTCACGTAACAGCAACAATATACGATCATCTCAATAATGTGGTAAGCATGGTTGAGGGTTCTAATATGGCTTGTGTTGGGGGTGCTGAGGTATTGGTAGATGGACTTACAATGTCTCCTAGCTTGTCAGCTTTGGTAGAATCGTCAGCTATTTTGGATACGTCTAATTATACAATTCATGGTATGAGTTTTGGAAAGGGTTACGATAGTTTTGATGAGTTTGCTCATGATATTGATATGTCGGCAACCCAGGTTGCAGTAACAGCAGTTCAAGTGAATACGGTCGTTACTACTTCTAGTTTCCAAACCTCTGCTGTGACAGGTATTCTAATCCCTGCGTTCCCTCACCCAGANGATAGANGACTGCAAATGGCTTCAACGGATACTCCAANGGGGATTGCTANGTTGGCAGTGACCGCTGATGTAGGACATAATATGAATGCTATTCAATTCTCTGCTACTAATGGATTAGGAATTAGTAGTNTCGGGGTTGGATGTTTTCCTCCCACAGGTGGGATTAGAATGGATTACTATGTCACTGGAACCTTTAATGCGTCAAATATTATGAAGGGTAACTTCAATGATAACAACGTGATGGATGGTAGTGGAATGTTGAACATGACAGTTACTAGTGTGGCTTCAGGGGCGCATGTTGCGGAATATCCTGCTTCAGGAGGTGTATGGATGACCTCCCTATTACAAGGTGTAAGTGCTACTCAAACATCAGCCTCATTCTCAAGTAGTGATGGTAGAGGGCAAATTGGATATAATGCAATTTTATCGGGAGGAGATTTTGCTTTGCCAAATGCTTATGGAGGCATCTATGCAATTGGTTTGTGGTGTATTGATACTAAGGCTATGTTAGCGTCTGGTATTACGCCGCCTTTTTCTTTCACAGCCCTAAATAATACCAGACTCTATAAGCTTTTTGCTAAGAAGGTGTTCACACGAGATCTGACGTTCGCTCAGGATTCTGGTAAGAATGGGATTATCAATAAGTTTTCTACTCCTTATGAACAGTTTGGCGTTGGCGAACCCGGAGAGACTTTTAAGAGTAAAATACAGTGGAGACTATCTTTCTAGTATGAATCTAAATTTTGCAGAACAGAGATGGATAACAGGACATCTTCAAATCGAAAAGATTTGGAAGGATAAGTCTAAAGGATCTGAGATTCTTTTTGATGACCATAATGTTATTGTATCAGGTATGGGGGTTGGACTTAGTATCCTGTATTCCCTGTCAGGGTCTAGTAATATAACTGATTTCCAGTTTGATCGTTTTCAAGTAGGAGTGTCAGGAGCAGGAGAAACTGAAACTAGCTCAGTCTTTCAACTTAGCGGAAGTCTTGAAAGTGCAGCAGAATATGCTGGAACAGCAGGGGGTTTAAGGACTGTTATTGCTGATCAGATTCGTTCTATTGGGGATGCTTCAGATAAGGTGTTTGGCATTATCCCGTTCAGCCATGTTACTAGGGTGAATGATACGTCTGTCCGATACACAATCGTCCTAGACGAGGATTCAGCCAATGGCATCCAGAGAGGATCTCCGCTGATTGATGCCCCTCTGAATGAGATAGGGCTGTTCATGAAGAACCCACAAGGGAGATCCTCTGTAGCCTCTCTTCTTGTGGCATACAGAAAATTCAGTAACATCATAAAAGCCAGCGACTTCGCTCTCGTATTCAGATGGACGATTAACTTCTAATGACACAATTTAACGAAATTTATCACGCTGATATTTATACTACCTCCGGGTCTACGAAACTGTTCAACTGTTGGACTGAGAATGTGGATAAGTATGATACTAGCTCTTTTTATAATTGGGAGCAAGATAATGAGCCTCTTTACGATTTAGAGGAAAGAACTTATCTCAATTGGGAGAAATTGGGATTCCCAACTTCATGTATTCCTGGGCTAGCCTTGGTAGTTTCTGCTGATGCCCCAGCCGCTGATGTAGGATGTAACCGTAATATCTTTCTGAATCTATCATCTTGTATCGATGCTCTTCCGAAGTTCATTGATTTTCCAGTTTTGATTGAAGTGGCTAGTTATGGCTCTCTTGGTAAATTAGACTTCCATGATATTGTCTTTGGAGATAGGGGATCAGTTGAGATTATAAACAGAAACTCTTACCGTGGATATAGTTATGTTTTGTCTGGAGATGGGTCAGGGGATTTCAATGTTACAGGAAGTGATGGAAGATCCTTCTACAATACTGGAACTATTGGAAAGACAGGAACTTACAGTAAGTATAGCCTATACAATGGTATTAGTGCAATTGATGATAAGCATTCAGTTATCCCAGAATGGACCTTGGAGCAACAAATTTTGGGAGCATCTGCCCTGGCAATTAGTACTCCTGTGGTAAATCATCCAGATGGAGATCACAGGTTCGGCGGTAAGACTAATGTATTCATTGCTGGCCCAGGAAAGAATAGTTTTAATTGGGGTCTTACTGTAGGACTTAACGGGAGGGGGCCTACTGTTACAGGGGCTGCTGGAGATCCTAATGTTTCTTGTGCTCCGTATGAAAATGACAACACAAATGCTACAGAGATAGCTCTTTATGACTCTAGTGCTTACAATCAAATACTGGGTAGAGCTTTCGAGCTTAGAAGAATTGCTCTTGGGCAACTTAATACCAACTCAAGGGTATACGGAAATTATCTTGATAAGATCACAGTCAAGAATTGTGCTGGTCCTTTATACATTCGTGGGTTCCTAATAAACGGTGATAGAGCAGTTCAGGATGGAATCACAATTGAAAACTCTGTAGTTGTCCTAGAAGGATGTGCATCTGTTCTAAACAATGGTAATGGATTTGTATTCAGAAATTCTGATGTCACTCTAACCAGAGGAGCTATAGCCTATAGGAATTACCTCCAAAATGGAGGAGCTAGAATTGACGGAGACTGGTCAGCTCTAGCGATGAATGACTCAGTATTCACAGACGAAACTGCTGGGCTAAAGGCATTCAATAGCACAGTTACTGTTAGTTCAACTTCTGGGTTTGAATTCGATATCCGTGGTGGTGCGTCGGGGGTGCTACCTGTGAATGACATGATTCAGTTCACTAGAAACACTAACGGTATTTCCCTAATCAATTCAGTTCTTAGAGGTGGTCTTAAGCAGACTGCTACTATGGCAACCGAAGGGACTCTAAATTCTCTTTACACTAAGACTTATGTTGTTCTAGAGGCTAACACTAATAACGGTCTCATAGCTAGAGGATCTACTATTAATCTAAAAGGTCGTATAGATTCAATCTACAATATGAGAGGATTGGATCTTATAGACTCTAATGCTCTATTCGATGAGTTTTCGTGTGAGGCCAACCATAGAGAAGGACTTAGAGCCTACAAGTCTGAAATTAAGTATAATTCTAGTTTTCAATCGGTTACCAATAATATGTCATTAACTAATCAGTGGCAGTTGTCGGGTAATGGTATGCACCTGGACTTGAATGATTCCACTTTTCTTCCAGTGTATGGTAGTTCTATGGATGCTAATTATGGTTTGATGAGGTTTACACTTCCTCATGGAACTAGTGTGGATACCTCAGGGGATAAGCCAGGAACTACATCTAATATTATTCCTTCTATTAGACTTCGTAATGGATCTAAGATGGAATTAGTTCACTCTGTTATGAATCGTAAAGATGCGGACGTAAAGACAGCGAATCGTCCTGCTTTCGGATCTCTAGTGAGTGTTGATGGTAATTCTGAGGCAGTGTTCCGAGGAACTCAGAATTATGCTACAAGAATGCTAGGCCCGGATGCTTTTACTAAGCAAAGATTCACAGCAGGAGTGTATGCAAATAACAACTCTAGAGTTGAATTCACTGGTCCTACGGTTATTGCTCAGTTCGGTGTAGATGTTTTGGCTGATCGTAATTCTGAGATGTCATTCAATCCTCCTAGAGAAAATCAGCATGGAAGTGTAGATGCTAGTTCATTCAACTTGTCTGCGGGGGGAAACCACACAATGGTTGAACTTCACAGCACAAGAGCTTGTTTGGTAGCAGATAATGGGTCTATTATCAATATGGAGCATCTTGGAGATTATCAACGTCACTGGGGTAGAAGTCCTGCGGGTGGAGGAAATGGTCTGCTTGCTCTAGCCTCTGGAACCGATCTAAGTATTAGTGCAGATGCTGCTCGTGGAGATCTTGGTATTGACATGTATGTTAGTGCTGGTTCTATGCAGTTCTATCCTAATCCAAACGATGCTAAGGATTATCTTATTGCAACTGGAGCAGGTATAAGCAAAGTTTCTACAGTCGGTAATGATGTATTAGGAACGGAGGCATATGATGATGATAAAGGCCCTGATAGTGAACAATTTCAATATCTAACAGGAGTTGTGCATGGTCCGTGGGCAGCAGCCTCTAATGGATTACACGGTCTTAGTGGTCTAACAGGTGGTGGAGTATGTCTAAGGGCTTTGCATGGAAGTAAAGTAAATGTCAACAATGTGATGTTCCCTACCGGATACTGGAATCCATCTTCGGTTTACTTCGATAGTTCTGGTTCTCTTTGTGATAGATTGTTCATCTGGAATATTGCACAGGATTCGGAACTTCATGCTGCTTATGTATCAGTAAGTGCTGAGTATCCTTCTGACGCTGGATACTTTGGTCCTAGTGCTGTGTGGGAAGCGGGAGGGGGCGTTGTAGCTTATAGTGCTCCCCCAGGGACTCCAGACACTAGCTCTCTAAGTGTATTGGACTATTTCGGACAAGCCCCAGCACCTGGGGGGACTCCAGTTACAGGGCTGATTCTACCTACTCCTCCTCACGGACATCTTATAACCAAGTTTGGTCAAGGCATATCCCCACTAAACCAGGGACCATTCAGGCTGTTCCTGTCCCCTGATCCAGTAGTAAATCACATGGATGATGTAGCAGGTAACAATCATAGGGGGCTAGCCCAGCAGCTATACTCTCAAGGTTATCAACCCTCTGGTGATTTCGAGGTATCAACTTCTGTTAGCTCCTTGTATGGTAATATTGTCCAGTGGAATGATTTTGGAGGTGGAGTGGCCGTCACTGGGGTTCTACAAACTAAAGGATTCTATTATGCTTCTGCAATGCTAAGTCCAGGAGTTCAAATTTTCCTTGAAGAATCTGCTGCAAATCTGTTTGCTAATGCCAAGCACCTAGCTACTGGCAAGTCTGGGCTCGCTAAAAAGGTTCATATCTATGGACCTTACACTTCTCCACATGGAGACTCACCAGACAACGATGGTAAGAGTTATGGACGAGGTTATAGATCGTCAACAGCATTTGACCTAACTAAAGAGAACTAAATGGCTGAAATCGTATTCAAAGACAGTGCTCACAAATTCACTGACCCTATTAGATATTTTAAGAACAACGACCCTTACTATTGGGAAGTTGACAATATTCCATTAAAGCAGATCCATGCTAATGTATTGTGGCTAAAGGATCAGGTAGGTCCACAAAATATTGCTAATGTTGCGAGGCGCGATATTGCTGAACTAAAGCCTTACTCATCTGGCGAAGATAATGTGGTTAGAGTTCTTCCAGGTCGATACACTGCTAGGGTAAACAATGCTTACAAGATTCAAACTCTACAAATTCTTACCCAAGTATTTGGTGATGCTCTAGGAGAAATGGATGTTTGGAGTGCGGGTGTTACTGGGCACTCAGTTCTTAAGCCAACTTTGGATAAGATCAAGACCAGGATTTTAGATAACTTCTTAGGTATGAACGGTTTAGTAGAAAGGGCTTTTACTTACCCTACCGCATTCGAAGATCGCCCATCAACACATGTCACCGCTGCTGGTGGTCCCACAGTAACCGGACTCATAGGCTTGAAAAAGGCTGTGTTTCCACTAAGCGAGGTTTTACTTTGGGCTAATAAAAAGGTAGGAAACCCTGATACATATAATGTAGAAACTTTTGAGATGTCCGACGCTCGGATTCACGGATTTGGATCTCTCGGCATTGCAGAAAATCACTGTATTAAGAGATGGGCAGGAACTGCAAGAACTGCTATTGTTGATGTTCCCTCAGAATTAACAATTGCTATCCCCCCCTTCAATTCCAATGCCTATTTCTATAAGGATGATAAAGGGGTTGAGACTCCTATAGAAGGAGCTACTAATCGTATTGATCTTCTATTCATTTATTCCAAGCCAGTTGATGTAACCTCAATTTACGTAGGAAAGTATGTCAATGGTTCCCCGACTCAGATCACAAAAGCTGAACTTGGGCTAGTCCATGGTGCTGGTATTGGGATGAACTTTGAAGCGGGCCAGACTGAGAAGACGTATGAGCCAGAGTCAGCAATTGATGCCGATGGTAAAACTCGGATTCTAGCTAATGCTGCTGACCAGCTAATGACAGACTCTGGATTTACCCAGCTAAATGTGCATGGTTCTTTCCCAGCACCAGATGATTTAATGAATGTTGCTCCTGTGATTTCAGAAAATCTAGAGGAAGACAGTCCACTGCTAGTAGGCCAGTCAATCTTGCCTATTGCATACATCATTACTACAAATACAGATTCGATCAATGCTTCGGGAGTTAACATAATCTCTGATACTTCTATCATTGACATTAGACCTTTTCTCAGGACAACTGAACTAGCCTACAATGAACGTGCCGGAATCGCTGCCGCCATGCCACAATTATCGTTGGCTAACCCCGCTGTAGGTAAGGCTCAGTTGGACTGGGAAATTCGGAAAGCTATGCAAGACTACGATGCTAAGATTGGGGCTATTAGCAAAGGTGGGGCTGAAGGTGGTGGCACAAGTCCAACTTCTCCAAGAACTGTAGCTACTGGTTACATATTTGGAGGAGCTTTATATGGAGTAGAGGCTGCTCTTATTGATTATCTAAAGGTCAAGAATAGGGGCTCTACAACTCCTCAGGCTAAGGCTGAGTTGGTAAATAGTACTAGTCTGCCATCCACTACAATCTTGCCAGATTTCCCACAGTGGGACCTTTCTAAGTGGGTTCAGGTTGGAAACTTTGCTAGCAAGGGAGACTTCCCTAATGACTATATCAACACTCATATTCAAAGAGGCTCTCTGAATCCAGCAGATTTTGGATGTTTCACAGATCAGGCTAGGTCCAACGTGGCTACTGCTTTTGGAACAGACAATATTCTAGGAAGCAAGGGTCAAGTGTGTATTCATTATGTGTCTAAGACTGTCCCATTTAGTAAAACTGGGGTTACTTGGATGGGGGATTACAATGTTGATGTAGAGCTTTGGAACTGTGTTGCTCTTGCGAGTAGAGCACGAACGGGTGATAACTTAGCTGCTGCGGGAAGTGTAGGAACCTGGGTTGATAAGAGGGAAGATCAGTTTACTATCTACGTAGCGTGGGTAGCTAATGATTACATGCAAGACGGGGCAGAGACGGGTTTGCTTGCAGGCGACACAAAATACAACTCAGGTTCCGATTTCAAAACTCCCCATAACAATAGAGAGGGAGACCATTTCATTGGGTTTGCAGTCGTGAACGAAGATATCATTCGTCAGACTAATAACACTCAGGCATATGACGGGGAACCTCAAGCGGGTGTTGCCATTTATCCAACGGTTACATTCACTGTTACAGGTATTCCGAAGACTTTCTCAGGACACTATCTAGGAGTAGGACGTGATCAAACTATTAACCTACTCTAATGCCAGATAACCTAATCTTCAATTGCGGAGAATTCCGCCCAGGAAAAAAGCCCATTGGTGGGCCAGGACCAAGACCAGGACCTAAGATAATCATAAAGCCAAGAGGACCAATGGGTCTTCCTCCTAATCCTCCTATTGTTAGACCGCCAGTTATACCACTTCCAGAACCGAGGTGGAAGTGCGTCATACTCGGGCCGGTGGATCCATGCCCTCCCCCAGGATTCCCCACGCACACGCAAATGATCCGGCATACTGTGGAGCGAGCGTGCTTCAAATGTACTTTGAATGAGTTGAAGGCGGATTTGTTGCTCCCCCCCGCTCTGCGAGTTTGTATTCATAAGACCAAGATAGCGTGTGAGGCAGTCTGTCAAGATATTCCTGGGAAATGTGGACCTCCCCATGGCCCTATAACCCCAGGCCCTACTGCGCCAGGACCTTCACCTGTTGGAAAACCTGTTAGACCAGGACCTACTACTCCTCCTGGGGGACCAGGATCAGGACCTATAACCCCAGGCCCTGTTGCGCCGCCACCACCACCTGTAGTAGGACCTGTTGGAGGAGCACCTACTACTGGGGGACCAGGATCAGGACCTGTAACCCCAGGCCCTACTGCGCCCACTCGCGTTCCAGGGTTCGGACCTGTTAGACCAGGACCTACTATTGGAGGATCAGGACCTGTTATAGTTGGAAGGGGGGATGCTCCCGTAGTCAGAGGAGGGGGACCAACTGTTACAAGACAAGATACCGGTGAAACTACTAACTTTGGCAGAAGTAGATTTGGAGGGGGAGGGAATAGCTTAGAAAGTATTTTAGCTAATGCTAGAGATAGTGGTGCAGGGCCTCAAGCTAAAGGCAGGCCTAAACAAGTAGAGAAGGTGGACTTGTATAAGGAGAGGGATAAGTCTCTTGGTCCTGGTTCTGAGTCTGATTTCAAAACAATATATGATCCTGAGTTCAATCTAACCACATTCCCTGATGGAGGAATACCGGAGGGTATAATTCCTAATACTTTGTTTCCAAACATTTTCAAAGAAAAAGTTCCATATTCTGTGGGGTGGGCTTTGAGGTCGTTGGGATCTAGTGGTATTTGGCATGAACAGTTGATTGAGGGTATGACTCCTGCTAATATTGCTTTAGCTCTTCAACCCGATCTTCTAATGGCTTTGGATTTATTGAGGTATCCTGGAGGGCTTATCATTGATGTTAGAGACATGCTTGATACAATACGGACTCTGATTCTAACTAACAGAATTAGTGAGTTTGACCCAGAGTATTTCTTATCATTAGCGGCTGATCACCAAACTGAAGATAGGGTTTCATATATTGGAACAAATGATGTTAGTGTAAAAACTCAAGCAGCTTTAGGTATTATCAATTCAGAATCTACTCCAGCCAATCCAGAAGTAGGGGAAGATGCTCATAAGCCTATGCTTAGAAAGCACAGATATCTGAATACAGATCTGGATGTTACTATGCCTGTGGCAACTTGTGATGGTAATTCTATAGGAGCAGATCTGTATAATGAAGGGTTACAGGTTGTTAGACTAGCCAATCCTTCTAATGCTAATGAAGATGTTTCTTCTCTTATAGAGCTAGCAGAAGGTGGGGGATATTACTTGTCTGCCACGCTAATTGATGATGTTACTAGAGTGGTTGTAGATGCATCTACTCAAATTCAGGATGCTTATAGAATCAGTCCTCAATCTAGAAGTAATGCTTTATCCATTATTGGAGAAGATAATGGAATGCGATTCACTGTAACTTCAACCTATGCTAAGTCGGAGTTTGGGGATGATTACGATCTAACCTCTGTCATAGTTCCAATGTATTTCAAGTTGAGCTTGTCTACTGTAGGATCACTGCCAACT